TGCTGCGTGCACCGCCGACCGGCAGATCATAGACCAGCCGGTCAGAACGGACCGCGTCAATCCTCTTATCCTCGCCGTCGCTGACCTGCACCACGCGGTACTCCACGCCGCGTCCGTCATGGCGCAGGGTGAGCACATCGCCCGCATCTACAGCTACGCGAGACGGCGGGAGCCTGAAGGATGCGCCTTCGCGGCCCACCCACGTCTCTTGCAACGCGCGATTGGCCTGGCGCTCGGACATTTCCGGGGGAGCCGCAATGGGAAAACCCTCTGCCAGAATGCGGGTGGAGTCGACTACCGTGCGGCGCGCCTCAACCATGACCGCGTCATAATCCTGATCAGCGCGGGCCAGCTGCCATTTCAGCGCCAGGGGCAGCTCGGTCTCTTGCCCCCGGGTCAGCTCGATCACTTCGCCGTTTACGCTCTGGCCAATAACCATATCGTCCAGCGCGACCTCTGCCACGGGACCAGCGCCGCGCATCACGAACCGCAGGCGGCCTTGGCTCTCGATCGCGTCAAAGCCGAAGTGGCGCTGCAACACAGCAATTGAAGAACGCGGAGCCTCAATGGCGCCGATCACATAGCCCTCGACCGCACCCCAGAGCCCGGAGACGTCTATGAGGTCCATTGGCATTCCGGCGCGCAAACATAGCTGGCGCACCAACGCCGCGAGGGAAACAGAGCCAAGGCGGCCAGTCAGCCAAGGACCAAGGCGCCAGCTTTCGGTATCACCCCACACTTCGCTCAAGGCCGGGAAGTAAGGGTAAGGCCGTGCGTCCCAGCCCCAAGCGGCGCATTCGGGGAGGTGCACCATCCGGCCCGCATTGAGCGCTGAAGCGGGGTTCTTCGCCGTGTTGCTCCAATAGGTCAGCGTGGCCTCAATCGCCGCGCGCTGGATCGTGTCATCGCGCCAGCCGCGCGAAAAGTAGGGTGTGCGGCTTTCCGAGGATTTGGGATCAACGAGCGCGTTGGGTTGGTTGGTGCCCCGGTCAACAGCCGGGCAGCCAAACGCGGTGAACCAGAAGGGCTTGGATTGCGGCACCCATGCGGTGGGCGTGGGGCTCTCGACGCCGCTGGGGCGGTTGAAATGCGCGTTTGTCCACCAGCTGCGCAGGTCCTTGTTGCGATAGACCCAAGGCTTGCCCGCGTCGCCAGTGCCAGCGTCCGCGCCAGTGTCAATGATCGGCGTGCGCAGTTGGGCCAAGCGGTGCCCGTTGCTGGCATAATACCAATCGAAGCCTTCGCCGCCCTCGATGTTGGACTGCAGATAGGTTTGATCGTAAATCGCGGGCCAGTCCTGCGCGTCGAGGTGATCATAGCCATCGCGCCAATCCGACAGCGGGACATAGTTGTCGATCCCTATGAAGTCGATATTGGCATCTGCCCAGAGCGCATCGAGGTTAAAATAGACGTCGCCACTCTCATCTTCGGGGCGATGCCCGAAATACTCGGTCCAATCGGCGGCGTAGCTGATCTTGGTGCCCGCCCCGAGGATCCCGCGCACGTCGGCCGCAAGACTGCTCAGCTGTTGGACTGCTGGATAGGTCCCTGCGGCCGAGCGCACCTGCGTTAGCCCGCTCAGTTCGGACCCGATGAGGAAGGCATTGACGCCACCGGCTGCTTTGCACAGATGCGCGTAGTGCAGGACCATGCGGCGCAGACTCCACTCATTGGCGGGTCCTGAGAAGGAGACATTTGTGCCGGAGACCGAGAACTGCCCGGGCGTGGCCGATCCGAACAGGGCTGCGATCTGTGACGCGGCGGATGCCGTCTTGTCGACCGTGCCCGCAAAGCCCGCAGCCGGGCTGCAGGTAATTCGTCCGCGCCATGGATGTGCTGGCTGCCCGACAGCACTTGTGTTGTCGGAATAGGGATCCGGCAGGCTGTTGCCCGCAGAGATGTCCATCAGCAGGGTTGGATAAAACGTGACACGCAGCCCGCGCGCTTTGCAATCCTTGATGGCATCGACAATCGATTGATCAGCGGGTGTGCCGCCATAGTTTGGTCGTCCGTCCGTCTGGCTCACGCGGTATGCCGCTGCGCGGGAAACACCGTTCACCCTCCATGCATAGGGCGACGTGTTCCGGACCGCGACCTCGACGCCCGGACGCAGCTTGCATTGGCCTGCGCGCAGGTCCGTGCCGAACCATGCAACGACCAGGGAGGTGCTTTTGACGCTGGGCACCATGGCCTGCAAGTTATCCAGCGACACCGTGAAGTTGGATTTGGTGCTGCTGGCGACAGCATTCTGGGCGGATTTGAGGCCTTGGGAGCCGCCTTCTTCTGCCATGACAATTCCTGGCGCATAGGCAAACTCGCCAGACCCGGGGATGATTGTGACGGCTGGAACCAGGCCCTCGGCCACGTCGGCGTCCGGCAGCGGGCGAAACACCTCGAAGGTCAGCTGTGGCAGACGGTTGCCGAAATCCTGAAGATCAAGCTCCTCAAACACGACATAGGCCAGTCCGCGGTAGGCTGGCGATAGTGCTGCACCCATCCGTGCCACGATTGTGGGATCGGGCATTTGCGATTCATCGCCAAGATAGACCCGCACACCAACGCCGGTGATGTCCAGCGGCTTGCCGTCGGCCCAGACGCGCCCGATGCCCGTGATCGGCCCTTCGCAAAGGCCAACCGCGAAGCTGGCAGTGTAGAAATAGTTGACAGTCGTTGCCGTCGCGCGCGGGCCGAACAGTCCATAGCGGCGCGGGCCACGCACGGTCGTCGTGACCGCGCGCTCTTTGAAATCCGTCGACCAGATGATGTTGCCCGCGACACGCATGCGTCCGAACACGCGACTGACCACGGCCCCCTCGGTTGAGCTTGAGACGCGCAAGGCGTCGATCCGCGCGCCCTCAAATCTCTGGTTTTGATTGCCCGCCACCAGACCTGCGTCGATCATGCCGCCGAGGCTGGATCCGACAAAGCCGCCGATTGTGGCCGCCGAGACGCCAAGGATGGTGCCGCCGAGGCTGCCGCCGATTGCGGTACCAATTGCGCCCAAGACCAAAGTTGCCATGATTCAGATATCTCCACCGTCCGGGAACCGGAACACAAAGGCCGCGCGCGTCCACCACGCTGCGGTGATCGCCTGCTCGAGGACGCCGTGCACCGAATGGCCGTGCACCATCCGGTCCGGGGCGACCAAAATGCCCGCGTGCTTGGCAATGGCCCAGGACCGCATCCGAAACAGCACGACGTCGCCGGGCTGTGCCGCATCCTCAACGGGGATCATGCAGCCCGCGCAGCCATCCCGCAGAACCTCCTCTGCCCGCACCTCGCCCCAATCAGGGGAATAGGGCGGCAAGCCCGGCGTCTCCAAGCCCACCACATCACGCCAGACCCCGCGCAAAAGCCCGAGGCAATCGCAGCCCACGCCGAGAAGCGAGGCCTGATTATGATAAGGCGTGCCAATCCACGCCTGTGCTGCCGCGATCACGCGCGCGGAATCTGCGGCGTGGCTCATAGCACCCTCCCGTCATGGCCACCGCCCTGCGTTGCATAGCGCAGGATGGCGTCTTGGCCGGGGATGCTCGGAAACCCGCGAAAATTGACCACATTTTTGAACCGTCCGGCACAGGTCTCGATCCGCTTGTCGCAGCCTGCGAAGACGACAAACGCATCGCCCGGCGCGATGTCATTCACCGACTCCGCAAACATTGTCAGCCGGGCTCCACTGCCAGTCAGCTCGTGCAGCATGATCTCGGCGCGCCGCCCGGCATTTGCACCACTGGTCCATTCAATCGTGCCTGCATCAAACCAGCCCGCAGCAAAGCCGCCCAGATCGAAGCTGGAGATCACCCGGCCGCGCAGGACGCTGCCCACCGTGCCCTCTCCTCGAAAAGCTGGATTGCTGAGATCGACACCGCAGCGCACATCGCCCAAGGCTGCGTCGCATTGCGCCTGATAGGCCCGCCCGACCTGCTGGTTGAGCACATGCGCCATGCTGCGCACTTCCGCCACGAAGGCGATCCGCCCGCGTCTGATCTGGCCGATGGAGCCGCGCCGCAACAGCACGCGCTGCTCGGTGTCCTGCCAGTTGACGCGCCAGACCTCGACCGAGGCGTTGTCCCAGCGCCCGTCCAGAATGTCGGTCTCGGTGATCCGGTCCGAGGACAGCACGCCCTCTGCGTCTTGCGCATCGACCGAGAGATCAGACCCTTGTCGCAGCTCGGACGGGATCAGCCCGGCTTCGCTTTCAAAGCTGGTGCCGTCAAAACTCAGCATCCGGTCGTGGTCGGTAAAGCCAAAAACCGCGCCATCGGCCCTAGTGATGCGCCAGCACCAGGCCAGCGTGGTGGTGCCGGATCCGAAATGCGCCTGCAGGTCATCCGTCAAGGTCTTCATCTGCGCGCCTCGATCTCGTCCATAACGGCGAGCAGCCCAGCGAACACAGCACGCGCGCCGTCTGCCAAGTCAGCGCGGTCGCGCAGGGATTTGACCAACGCCTCGACCTCGGCAGGCATTGGATAAACTACATGCGCGGTCGGCAGCCCTGCCTTGCCCATTGTGGAGGCCAGCACCCGACCGCCGCGCCGGTGCGCGCCGTGCAGAACGTAGGCAGCGGCCGCGATGCTGGTCGGCGTGTTGAGGGTTGCCGCAAGGATATCTGCCGCATTTCCAACACGCGGCGCAGGCAGCAACGCCAGATCAGCGTCCAGCAGCGCCACGCGTGCCATATGGGCTGGGTGATGTGGATCAATCACCACATGGACTGCGCGGAACGCGGCCAGCCAGTCGGCCCACTCTTGGTGCGAAACTGAGCCTGCGGTCATGCGCTGGCCCACGGCGTGCGCTTCGCAGGCATGGTGCAGATCGCGCGTGGCCTCGTACAGACCGCCCATCATTGGCTGGCACCATTGGGATTGCCGCCAAGGACGATTACGCGCGTCCGCCAAGGCAGGCGGCGGGG